GTCTGCAGACAGCCAGAACATTGTCTGGGTCAAGTATTGAGCCACCCTGTGAACGACGAATCAATTCATGTACATCGGTCGAGCGGTTTCTAACATAAGTTTTCTTTTCGTCATGTTCTGCAAATACTGGACAGGCTTGACATGCTGGATATTTCGTTAGTATCTCTTCAACAAAAGGTCTACGGAGTTTGTATTCTGCTTCCTTTTTTGCACTTCGCTTCCGAATCATATTGACGACAAATCAACTTTGTCAAATTCCCACCTCTTGTCCAGTGCGGCCCAAAGTGCTCTATCAATTGAGGTTTCTTCAAGGTCATATTCTTGGAGCATCAAACGATGCTGAACAATGGCTCTCCGATAGAACGAAACCTCTTCCCATCCATTGCTCTCGGTAACCGCTCCAGTTTCAATCATCTTTGTTACATCATCAAGACGTCGCTCAACATGGAATTTGAACCGTTCAATTTTTCTCTTGCGATTGGTGTATGCAGTTTCAGATGCCTCAATCAACTTTGAGCCATCATTCCCGAAAGACGAATACCTATTGGTATCTGCTTCGGAGTCGGCCTCAATTGACATAATTTGATTGTTGAGGTTGTCTGCAAGAGCAACCAATGCACTCTGCCACCTATCCCAGTTATGTTGCTCCAAGAGGGTGTTTCTTTGTGATGGGGAGAGTTTGTTCTTAACTTCCTCTGCAACCATTTTCGCAAATGTGTCGTTATCAATTACCATCTCTTGCCTCTCTTCTTCCCAACCCATGCTGGGCATATTCCCTGATACGAGCACCAGTCGCAGAGTTTTCCAACCTTGGTTTCAAACTCCGCACTAGCACATGCTTCGGTAATCTCTTTATGTGTTTTTATGATGTCTTGCTTGACTTCTTCGATGTCTTCCGGCGTTGGCTTGTGTGTAAATTTTATAGCCTCTTTGAGGAATATCAATTCAAGTTCGTCAATTGGTTTCTGTAATTCCTCACCAAGCAACATTGCATAAATTGAAAGTTGATACCATTTTTCCTCAAGCCACTTTTTCATTTTTGGGGCTTTGCCGGTTTTGTAGTCAGAGATTTTCAAACCACCGTTTTCAGAAACTGAATAGCGGTCAATAAAACCCTTAAGAACAACACCAGTAGCAATCTCGCCACCGACCTCGTTCTCAACTCCACTCGGCTCAATGTGCATTGGGTCTTCAATTATCCAAAGGTTTTCAATACACCACCAAGAGTTCCATCTGAGCTGTCTTATGCCCTGCTCCGTATGGATGATTTGCTCAACTTGCTGTTGCCAGTTATTTGCAGACCAAATATAAGAAGAAATTTGTTTTGCATTGAGCAGTGTTCTTTCGGCGGCAGGTTGCTTGTACAAGTGTTCAAGAACCTCGTGCACGAACGAGCCCATCAACAAAGCTTCGCTAGTGCCCTCTGGGACTTTGTCAATGCGACTTAGTTTGTACCTAAGTGGACATTGCTTCCATGTTGCAATTGATGATGCCGAAAGATACGGAGGAGGGACTATTACCCCTCCATCGTTAGATGGCAGTTGCATTAAACGATACGGAAACTGCTTCGGTGAGTAGTTGTTCAAGTAAGTCGGAAGATACATCTCCAGCCTTGCGTGGCTTTGGTGTGTCACCAGCAATTTTTACCCATCGCTGGTTCAATGTGAGCTTTTGCTCATCAGAGAATGCCTTCGTGATGCCAACAAGTTTGCTGAAGTTCTCTACCTCAACCGCTGACGGTGCAGGAGCATCCATCACTTGTTCAATCTCCATTGCTTCTTCGCTACGGGCAAGATAAAGACCAACACCAAGAGTCTGTACCGCTTTTTTCAAAGCATCGGAAACAGCACCTTTGACTTCATCGCCAATGTCTACTGGCTCGCCCTGCTTATTGATTTTAATCTTTTGCCCACCAACACCATCACGTGAAACAACTTTTCCGTTGATGTTTGCATTGACCACAACATGGGCAACGATTGAGGTTCCGAGTTGTTCCCACTTCTTGATTGAGAACGACCACTCCTCGACACCGAGGACTTTGTTCATCCTGTTGAGGACTTCGCTGACGGGGATGTACGTAAGGCTTGCTCCACCCTTGTTTAGGGTGCGCTCCATCTCCTGTGGAAATGGTTCGGATAGGTTTTGGTATGTGTTATTCGTCGTAGTCATTTGATTCTTCCTGCTTTCCCTTTCGGATAATAAGGCTTATTCTTGTATCACCGGTTTCGCAATAGTTGTCTGCGTTTAAACCAATCTTTCTTAACTCCCCGACCTTCCAGTAGTTTGGCTGAATGTAGTCAAGCAGTTTTGTAATCATTTCTTCTGTGCTTGCTTTTACTTCTCCAGTATCCATATCAATGGCCATTGAAGAAATCCGTTGAGCGACTGCATTAGCCAAATCCTTGTGCTGCCAACCAGTGCGACGCGTGTTGTAACTCTTTTCAATAAGTCCGTTACCCAGTGTGAGTGGTTCGTAGTCGTCAATCCGTGGTTGGATTTTCCATGCGAAGGAATCATAAACAACCTTCAGTTCTGCCTTGACTGAATGAAGTTCAATCAGCGCCTCGGCATACTCGTTAAACATTTTTGGTTCCATGTCTGGTGAGTCAGAGAATTCTTTTTCAATTAACTCATTTAATTCTGTGACGGCTTTGCCCAAACTGGCAACTGCATGGTGTAGGTCCACATTGCTCCTTTTAGTAAGAGTGGCTATTAGTACCTAAGCGATGATACTGACTCTTTTCCTCTGAGGCAACCCCAAGCCAGTTAAAAATGTAAAAGCCCCAACTGCAGAGTCAACTTGGTCATCGTGGTCTGCGGCTTCAGGGAATGAGGACAATTCGTCAAGCCAAGCAGTCAGCCATGCACCTCGCATCACTCGAACGTTTCCATTAGCCACCGCTGCAGCAAATGGTCTGGCTCTGGTTAGCTTGTCTCCAGTTGCCCTCAAGCCTTGAAAGTCATGACCAGGAAGGACATATCGGGCATATTGGTCAACAAGGGCTTTTCCAGATGAGCCTGGTTCTTGCTCCATTCTAATTGCCACCATTTTCCCATCCTCGTAGGCGGTTTGTGAGATTAGGGCTTCAACCTTCTCGCCCCTGACCCGTGCTCTCTTCACATCAAGGATGTAGGCAACACCGCCGTCAAACATCATAAGAGTCCCAACCGTCCAGTCGGGGTTTGGGTTGCTGGAAGATGGCTCGGTTGCCGCCAAGTCCCAAAATCTGACGACTCTGGCCGCTGAGGTGATTTGAGGGATATCCCCCTCATCAATAAGCACCATTGAGGTTCTGTCAAAGAGGCTACCCAGAGTGGTTGCCCACCAGTCGCCCTCTTCAAGTCTTCGTCTTTCAACTGGGTCAAGAGCGGAAAGTGCTTGTCGGTATGATGCGGCATCAATTCCTGGGTTGTCGGTCAGCTTGGAGGGTACGAAGATTCTTCCCTCCTTTTTTCCCTCAATGATAAATCTTTGGCGAACCCAGTTTGGGGCAGGGTTTGAGGCTGACCTCATTCTTAATGGAACCTGAGAAAGTGGTCCACCAGCAGGACGGCGAAGACGAGAGAACAAGTAGCGATAGTCGGATTCACGTATTTCCGTAACCTCATCCATTCCGATGAATTGGAATTCGGAACCTTTATAACGAAGGTAGTCGCCAGTATTGTTTAGATAACCAAATGAGATTCTTGCCCCAGATGGGAAGGTTGCTTGAAAACTGTTGTTATTCCAGTGAATATCGTCGTAATTTGCAATCCATGCTTTGAAACGGTCCATCAACGCTCCAGGAAGCGACAAGTCGGCAAATGTTCTACGAAAAAGAATTGCTGAATATCCAGGAATGTCTACATACTGAAGTGCTGCCATCAACAATGCTGAAGACTTTCCTCCACCCGCTGCTCCACCAAAGAGCGCTTCTAGCCCATAGTATCTAAGGAATGCTCTTTGGTTTAAGGAACCTTCTTCTGGGCAATACAGTGGTTCCTTCGGTTCAAGGTACTCAAGAATTTCAACCCAGTCAGGCATGTAATCTCCAAATAAAAATTGTTGTTCTAGATTAGAACACATTAATCGGGTAATGTAGGACGGTGCGCATGAAAAGAATATTTGCTAAAATTAAACTTGCTTTAATAAACCGTGGTTATATCGCTAATTTTTTAATGATTTCATTTATACTGTTAACGGCAATCGGTGCTGGTTTAATATTCCCTCCAGCTGGATTGATAGTTGCAGGTTTGGCATGTGGAATAGTCGGATTCTTGTTAGGTCTTGAATAAATATGGCATGGAACACAGGCTCAAATAAAGCCCTCAATAATATCAACTCCAAGGGGATTGGACCCGGCGCGCCCATAGCCAATGACTCATCTTTCGTTGGTAAGCCATACAAGGATTCTTGGGACATTGAGCGAGCCTACAGAGAAGGAATGCAGCGAGTCACATGGGTGGCTAGGTGTATTGACGTAATCGCTGGGAACCAAGCAAGACTCCCAATTATTCTCCGTAAAGACAATTCACCGGACGGTGAAGTCATTGTTGGTAGAAAAGCAGAAGACTCAACACTTCTTCAAGTATTAAACACTAAATCCAACATCGGTGAAAACTCGTTTATCTTTCGCTACAGGCTTTCATCACAGTTACTTCTTGGAACCCGTGGAGCATTCATTGAAAAGGTGAGAGGCAGGAACGGCGACATTATTGGTCTAAACCTTCTCCCGCCTCAAGCAACTTCTCCAATCCCAGACCCAAAGAAATTTGTTTCTGGGTACGAGGTGATGATGCCAAACGGTGAGCCAGTAATCCTCAAACCAGAGGATGTTGTCTGGGTTAGAAGACCACACCCACTTGACCCTTACCTGTCATTAACGCCAATGGAATCAGCCGGTATTGCAATTGAAATTGAAAACTTTGCAAAACTATATAACAGAAACTTTTTGATGAATGATGGTCGACCAGGAAGCCTTCTTGTAGTTAAGGGCGAAATTGATGATGACGACAAGGAAGAACTAAAGAACAGGTTTAGAGGCAATCTCGCTACCACCGGAAGAACTACGGTCCTGTCTGCCGACGATGGCGTTGACTTTGTTGATGTTTCCGCAAGCCCACGTGATGCCGCCTATATTCAAATGCGACAAATTACGAAAGAAGAAATTCTTGCAGCATTCGGCGTCCCAGAGACGGTAATCGGCAATGCGGCTGGAAGAACCTTCAGTAATGCAAGCGAAGAAATTCGTGTGTTCTGGACCGAGACAATGCTTCCCCACCTAGAACCGATTGCTCGTGCCCTTGACGAACTTGATGATGTTCATTACATTGACTTTGACACAAGCCTTGTTCCAGTTCTTATGCTCTACAAGCAAGAGCGCGAAAGATATTTGAAAGACGAACTCTCGCAGGGTCTCATCAGCGTTAACGAATACCGAATGATGAGCGGTCGCAAAGAGGTTGATGCAGACTTGGCTGACTCATTGTTGATGAATCCAAACCTCACACCAATCGCCAACACAAAGAAGAAGATGGAAGAGCCACCAATGATGGCTGGTGCCGCACCTGGTGCTCCAGGAATGCCACCAGGGCCAGAGGGTGCAATGCCTCCAGGTATGCCACCGGTTGAGGGCGCTCCACCATCAGGTCTTGACCCGAACACTATGGCTGGTGCTTTGGCTGCTGCAACTAGTGGCGCTGGTGCACCCCCAGGGGAAATGTCCCCACCACTTGGCGCTCCCGAGACAGCAACTGCCCCACTCCCAGAGGGAATGGCTTCTGCTAGTTCGGTGATGAGTTACAAATCAGAAGAGCCTGCAAGGACGATGGATAGATGGGTTGAAATCCTAGACCGCTCACTTGAGCGTGTTCTGGAAAGACAGCAACGAGTCGTGATGGAAAAGGCAAATGGAGTCAAATCACGCAAGGCACTATTTGCTGGAACTCTTGAAGCCGAATCAATCCTCAGTCCAGATGTATGGAACAGACAACTAGAGGAAGACATCAAGCCAGTGCTATCAGCAATCGTTAAAGATGCCATTGAAGTAAAGCAACCTAATGCAACATGGAACGAACTTGAAATCAATGTCAAGGTCTACCGACATATTGAAAACATCAAGCAACTTAACTCCGACATGTTTGGTCAAGTAAAGAATGCAATCATCAATGCAGTCAACACTCCAGGCGAAGAAGCCCGACATGAGTCGCTGAAGAGGGACATTATTGAGATGTACGCCAACCTTCATGGAAAAGTTCGTCATGAAGTTGCTTTTGAAGAGACGAACGATGCTTGGAATTCAATTTACTAGTTTCACTATATATAAATAGTGAAACATAAACTTTTTGGCGATTAGTTGCAGTCCCCAATCAAATAAGTGTCTTATGATTTAAACACTCTATTTGATTGGTGGAAAATGAACGAACAATTTGAATTCAAATCAGCAGCTAGCGGAGCAATCGCTCTTGACGAACTGCAAGGAATTGTCGAATGTTTCGTTGCAGGAATTGGCAACAAGGACTCAGTTGGTGACATCGTTGTAACTGGTGCGTTTGCCAAGAGCCTCACCCGTCGTAAGCCAAGAGTTGTATGGGCTCACAGTTGGAATGACCCAATTGGAAAAGTCCTTGAGATGTACGAAGTTCCACCAGGCGACCCACGTCTCCCAGCAAAAATGAAAAATGCTGGAATTGGCGGTTTGTATGCAAAGGTTCAATTTAACCTTCAGTCAGAAAAAGGCAAAGAAGCATTTGCGAGCGTTGCATTCTTTGGAGAAGAGCAGGAATGGTCTATTGGTTACAAAACAATCAATGGTGCATTTGATACAGCACAACAAGCAAATGTTCTCAGAGAAGTAGAGCTCTACGAAGTGTCACCAGTGCTTCATGGTGCTAATCAATTGACTGGAACAATCTCCGTTAAGAGCGATTCAAAGAATCACATGATGCCAATTATCCCAGGCATGTCAATGATGGGTGAACAACTACAACAGCCAAGAATGATTGTCATTGCAGCACCACAGGAGCAGGAACAAGAACAAGACGAGCCTTTTGATATTTTTGCAGAAGGTCTTGCACAACCATTAGATGCTGAGAAGACACAGAAAATCCAATCAGAGCTCAGTGAAAGAACTGGCTCAAAGGTTGACATTGTTGAAGCAACAGATAGTTTCATTGTTTTCCGCAGAACAACAACTGACGGAAAAGTTTCTATGTACAGAGTTGGTTACCACACCCCAGACGCTTACAACACATTCATGTTTGGCAAGCCAGAAGCTTATTCTGGAAATCAAAACAAGCCACCAGTTCAACAACAGATTGAAGTTAAGCCAGCAGATGAATCAATGGTTCCAATGCAACCACAACAGATTCCGTACCGAGATGACGACCAAGACGAAATGAACACAATGCTTGGTGGTCAAGTGGGTATTGGTAAGTCTGCATATGCACACCTTATTGAAATCCCTCAGGGTCACATTGTGCAAGCCAAGAGCATGCTTCAGCCGGTATTCAAGTATCACAATCTTTCAACAACTGATTCAGACAATGGAATTATTGTAAACGGAAGCATCTCTGCACAAGCAATTGATGCGCTCCAGACCGCAGTTAAGGCGATTGGTCAAACAATCGGTCAGTCGGTTGGGAACCTAAGAACCCTCTCACAGTCGTTCAACCCATTTGCAATTGACGGCGACAACGACGGATTTGCGCAAGACGGTACTGCATTCCAGAGACCGTACATTCCTATTAAGAAGCCAGACATGAATCTTCCAGATATTGGTGGAAAGAATCGTGACTCAAATGAGCTACTTGACAAGCCGACAATCAGAACCGGCAAGAAGCCGACGAAGGACCCGAGTCTTCTCTCTGGTACGGAGCGTCAAGAAGCATTGGCTGCAGGAGAACTGCAACCACGCACGATGGACGACATTTCGTTCCTTGCTAATCGTCGACCAGAAAACGAAGGACTCGCAAAGTACTGGGACATGTCAGAAGATGGTCTCCGTGCAGAAGGTCAGAAACTTGTTGCTGCTCGTCGTGGACAAACCGGTTCAGACAGAGAAAAGACAGATGCAGAACTCTTCAAACTTTCGCATGAGTTCTCACGTCGTGATGCCTACAAGCAACAGTTCGGAAAAGATTTCGTTCCACCAAAGAGAACAGAATCAACCGGCAAAGAAACATTTGATGTCAGTGGAGTTCGTGACATCTTGCCAGAAGGAACTGCTGCAGAAGACACTCGTCTCGGATATGGTTTCAGTGGTCGCAATAATCCACGCTACGAGAAACCCAAATATGGAGAATTCCTTGACGAATATCAAAAAAATCGTTCAAAGCGTGGATTCGGTAGTCGTGGTGATGTAACGCCAGAACAACAGGACAGAATTGATACTTCACGTCGTCGTGGTTCAGACATTGCATCTGGAAGGGCTCAGATTCTTGCAGACAACATGAAGAATCTAAGTGATGAAGATAAAGACTTCATTCGTGAAAATGGAATTGTTTCATTTTTGCTTCAGGACGGAAATGGTCCACTAACCAGTGAGTGGGGCGGGGAAAATCTTTGGAGCGACAGAATTGGTGACCTTCTTCCTGAGGGCGACTGGTCAACTGATTCAAAACTTCAAGCAGATGCTGAAGATATTTTTGCATCATACGAAGAAGGCTTCTACGGTCAACTTGATAAAGAGTTTGCTGACCTAGTAAATCCAGCAGACCTTGACACTCCAAAGGCAAAGCGTGACCGTCAGCGAGCTGCTGGTCAAGGCGAAATGTTCGCAGAAGATGACTTTGACAAGCTCTCAGCAGATGAGCAAGACCTAGTCCTTGAACAAGGTCGTGATAGTGCTCGTGGTCTTGCATCGCGTGGTGAGGGTAATGGACCTTGGGGTTCAAATATGGGCATTGACCCAGATGACGACGAACTTGATGACTCGTTTATTGAAGAATACATAATTGACCATGTCGGTGATGGTGAAGTTGAATTTGACAAGTTGGAAAGTTTTAATAATCGAAGCAAAGAACCACTGAGTGATTCTGAACTCAAAGATTTATTTGACAGATACCAGTCTGATGACGATGCCATTAGGGCAATAGCAAGTGATGAAATAGCTTCACGTTTCTTCAGTGACCTCGTAGACGACCAATACGACTACATGGTTGATGCTCAAAATTCCAAGTACGAACCCGACTACGAAGACTACGAAAGAAGCCGTGGCGGATTTGACTCACGCGGGGCCTCACTAACCGACAAGCCAACACCGAAGGAAGAATTACGTTCTTTTGAAAACTACCTTGACTCTGAGTATGGCGTTGACTACATGGATTACACGCAAATGTCTGACGAAGAAGTCAAGCAAGAGGTGATGAGAAATTACCGAATGAGTCGCAGTGAAGCAAATGCATTTGTCAAACGGTTGCGCAAAGACGAGAATACATACGACGAATTGTACATGGCAGCAGATGATGCAGGAGATGACGAAGTAGATGGCTTTGCCTCTTTGAGTAGAATCAAGCCAGGTAGAGTCAGAGGCGTCGTAGATGATGGAGCCATCGAAGAAATTAATTTAAGCGATGAAATTGTTAATGACCTTATTTACGACGATAAAAGCAAAGAGTTATTTGTTTCCACCGGTGGAGGATGGAAGGCGGGGGAGCCAGATGCAAGTGGGGCAATTCAATACACACGCACAGAAATTCGGACTTACGTTCTCCAAGATGTCAGCAAGGAAGAACTCAATGAACTGGGTGCCTCTAGGAATCTAAGTGAGTCCGTCAATGCCCTCGAAAAAATCAAGACCAGCAGAGGTTTTACGAATGATGACAAGTTTAACTTCTTTGGACGCGAAGATAAATTTGAGGGTGTTGAAACACGGCTTCAACTTGAGAAACTGCTTCTTAACGAACAAAGAAAAGCAAAGCAAGCAGAGAAGGTCAAAAAACAGGCAAGATTAGACCTGTCTGATGAAGAATTTATTGCCGACCTATTACCCGCAAAGAGGACGAGTGTCCTTGACCCTAGACTCAACGAAGAGGACTCTAGACGCAACGAAAAGATGGAATCCGACTACCGCTCATTGATGGAAATGTCACTTCCTGAACTTGAGAAGGAACTTGAAAAAGCACGCAACGAATACGGCGAGGCAAGATTCGTTCTTCTCCAACGTGACGCTGGCGTTATTGGGCGCGACTACGAAGCAGAGGGTGTCTCTAATCGTGAGACTCGCGCTAATGCAATTGAACGCATATTCGTACGTAAGGCGCAGAGCAGAGATGGCAAGCCAACAGATGGCTTTGCTTCACGTATGCCAAATGATGGCGAACGAATTCTACAGAGAGGGAACAGAGACTTCCTTTCTGACGAGTTCTCACCGAGTGAGTACAGAATGGCAATGAGTGGACTGGACAAGGTGAGAAAAGGTGATGGGAAGGTAAGCCCACAAGAGGAAGCCGCCATCAGAAAACTCGCCAACCTCTATAAGATGAGACCAACCATAAAGCCAAACGAACGCTTTGCAATCAACGAAGTCCTAAACAACGTTAATAGCTATGCAAATCTTCGGGGTAGTGGATTCGCCTCACGAGGCGACAGACTTGATGTTCCTGGAAAGAATAACGACCTCGGCAAATGGTTGCCAGAAGATGTCCAAGAATTTCTTGATTCCAATGATGATTTGCTCGGAGAACTTGACGCACAGTACTATCTAGACAACCCTGGTAGCCCACGCCCAGGCGCACGCGACCATTCCTCTGAGGCGATGATTGAAGACCTCATGGCGAATCCAGAGAAATACGGATTTGCAAAAGACTTCAGAAAAGAAGCAATTGAAGCGCTCAAGGGGAGCGGTGCAGATAGGGATGAAGCAGAAAGAGTTGCCGACTACTGGATTGAAAATGATGCAATCCATGACGAGTATCTAAAAGAAGCAGACGGCGATTCCCTGTATGCAATGGCTCTTGCCTACGACAACTACCTTGATGCAGCGGCGGATAATTACAACGAGCGTCAGCGCGGATTTGGTTCACGTGGTGATACCACGCCAGAAATGCGTCCATACGATGAATTCACTAGTAAGGAAAAAGAAAAGTTATTTGAACAAGTTCAAGACGACCTATATGACCAAGGACGATGGGACATAGTAAAAAATGTATTGGAAGAAGGTGGTTTTGATTATGACGAATTCTTGCAGGACAACCCAGAAATCCATCCAGACTTTGTTGACTTTGGCGATGCTGGCGACATGGGCCTTGCATCACGCGGAAGTAAACCACCATCAGCAGCAAAATTACAAGAACTCATCTCAGACAGACTTGGCGCACGAGAGGATGATTCAAGAATTCCAAAACCTTTACGTGAATACTCAAAAGCTCTAGTAGAAAACTGGAATGGTTTGACACCATCTGAAAAAAATGAGGCTTTTGCTGATTCACAAATTAGCGAAAGAACCAATTTAAGCGACGAAGATTTTCTTGAGGTTCTTGAATCTGCATGGCAATCACATGCATACAAGAACGAAAAGTTCAGCGCACTTGATGATGAACTTCGATACATCATGGAGGATAATGACACCTCTGGATTCGCCTCACGTGGTGGCCGTAAATCAACTGATGAATACAAGGAAGAAGTTTCTGACTTGTTGGATATTCCATCACTAGACAACGGCAACTCTTCAAACATGGACATTCGTCATGCTGACTTGCTTAAACAGCGCAAAGAACTAATCGAAACACGCAGTCGAATCGCTAGAGAAATTGCAGAAGCCAATGGTGTAAAGATTGACTCTAGTACAACAATTTACGATGTAACAGATGATGACGACGACATTGACCTCCTTGAGAGCCTAGATGAAGCAATTTCTGAAGCAACAGAAAATATTGAAAGAAATAGCGAGTATCGCACCGCACAATTAGCAAAGGTTGATGAAGCAAGTGACATTTGGGCAAAAATTCAAGACTTGGAATCAAACTCAATCAACCTTTATGGCGACGACGGAGAGGGTGGTCTTGAGTCAGACTTGAACGAACTCGCCAAAAGGTTTGAGGAAATTGATGCTCTTGAACATTACGACGGTTCCTCATTGTGGGAGTCAGAGAATGAGAAAGAAAAGATTCGTGACACAATTAATCTTGTTGACGAACTCATTCGTGCCGGTGAAAAGAAAGATGAACAAGGCGACGATTTGGCGGAGGTTCTTGAAGAAGCCAATGATGTAATGAGTTTTATTATTTCAAGAGAAGAATCTATTGCCAAAGGTAACTACAAAGACCTTGAGTATGATACTGATGAGATTCCAAGCGTAGATGGTTACGATGCTGATTACCCCGAAGACAGACTCTTCTCAAGCAGTGGTAAATCAACGAGTGGATTCGCATCACGCGGCAGTTCACGCTTTGACACTGTTGAGACTCCAAACTCAAGCGCAATTGAAGCAGTTCACTATGACAGAAAAACTCGTGAACTCCATGTTGCGTTTAAGCCAGGTCAAACTGGTGGGGAAGCAAGGTACTACACATACTCAGATGTTTCACCTGATTACTTTGACAACGAAGTAGCAGGTTCTAGTTCAATTGGTCGAGTAATCAATGATGTCAAGAGAAATCATGATGTTGAGATTACAAAGTCAAGCACGATTGATGCAATCAATGGTCGTGGAGATTCCGAATCAGACGACATGCTTGAACAAGTTTTGCAACTCCGTGACGAAATAGGAAGTTTGTCTGAATCAGATTTGACTGACTTGGCAGATGAAGCTAGACGTAGTCTTGCGCGTGATGGTTTTGATGGGTACGAACTTAGCGACGAATACGGCGAACCAAATTCTCTAGTCCAAGAAAGAATGATTCAAATTTTTGAGTCTCGCTCACCTAAGCCTGCATCCGCAGGGAAGAAGCCATCAAAAATTCAGGACATTGATGTTCGCAGAAGTGCCGCTCTTTACGGGTCGTACTATGACCCGAATACCCAAGAACTGGTTGTTACCTTCAAGGACAAGGATGGCAATGCTGGTGGAAGTTACATCTATGAAGGCGTAACTTCTGACGAAGCTCAAGAACTTGCTAGTTCAAGTTCAAAGGGTAAAGTCATCAACAAAATTAAAGCATCCAAGTCGGTACGAAGGGCAAGTGGCTCAGACAGAACCGATAGAGATGCAGATGCAAGTGCAGAACTTGGTGAAGGTTCATATGAGGCACAGATTGACTCGCATTGGAACGAAATTGGGCCAGACGAGCAGAGTCGCTACTTTACACGAGCAGTAGATTCAGCAATCAACGCAGGAAGCGGAACATCAGCTGACGAAATCACTGCTGATGCAAAAGCACGAGCATACGATGACCGTCAAATCGCAATGATGGAAATGCAAGCAGAGTCGCTTGGAATGGGTTACAGAAACGTTGACGTTGGCTCTAGCGCCGCACTTAACAGAGTTCAGTACGACCCAGATAAGCGTGAACTCCGCGTCGAATACCGTGGACGAGATGGAAAAGGAACCGGCGAGTTCTACATCTATGAAAATGTCCCACAATCAGTAGTTGACGACCTTGAAGCATCAGATAGCCGTGGTGCAACATTGCGCCGAGTGCGAGATGACTTTGACTTTAGAAGAGAAGAAGCAATTCCTCAGTCAGCTTTCTACTCAATGGGAGAACCAGCTGAGCGGTCAAATCCAAAAATCACAAACCGCACAAACGAGAACGGTTTCTACCTTGACGAAAATGGCAAGGCCACAAACTATAACAAGCGTGCATACACGACTGGTGATATTCAGAAGGTGAATGCACGACGCAATGGTCGTGATGGATTCGCCTCTCGTGCATCAATCAACGAGAGCAGTACTGGTCAAAGGATTGTTCCTTCAAGAATGCATTCTGATGACAGAGAATCCCTTGCCGAAATCACTGACCCAGAAGAGCGAAAGCAAAGGATTGACGAATTGATTGAGTTCTACGGACCCAAGATATTTGCCAAGCCAGCTGCTCCAAGAAGCAAGCGTGTTCGTGTACCGATGATGCCAGATGTTGAAGGAATGGATGAAGCAGATGCATCTGATGCATTAGATAGAACCAATGATGAGTTGCTTGATTTCATCAATGAAAGAGAAAAAGTGGCAAGAGAAATCCTTGGTGAAAGAGAGTACCTAAGGCAATTTAGCGGTGCAGTTCCATACATTGAAGAACTTTCTAAAAATCATGACGGTGGAATTGAAGAGCGAAGTGCGGCTTTGGAGCAAGCAATTGACCGAGCAGCATCATTCGCTTACGATGTAAATGACATCACACCAGACGGATTCGCTTCACGTGGTAAAAAATTGACAGCCGACGATATTGATGATGCAACAGTTAATACCCTCAATGATTGGGTTACCAAAAAAGAAATATACGATGCGACCTATGGTGAACCAAGCGAAGACTTACTTGATTCTTATGCACAAGGATTTGTTGATGGTGGAAACTATGCAACCGACGAAGACATAGACCGCTTTTACGAAGACACTGAATTCACCTACGAAGATTACGCTGATTTCATTAATGGACTACCAGACGACGAGCGAAAAAAACTAGATGAAGATATTCGTATCGAAAGGCAACGCGAACTAGACAACGAGGCATATTGGGAACGTAAACGCGGGCGCACTGCTGGCGAAGGATTCGCGTCACGCGGCGGAACATCAAAGTTGGATAGGGATTACCAATCTGCCATGTCTGTTGACACACCGCTTGATGATAATGCTTCAATCTTCAATGCTCTTGACAGAGCTCTCCCACCAGCTGGGGGTGGAACTTGGGATGATTCGGCAGAATATAAGCCATCAATCAATACCGTACCGTGGTCCAAGATGACAACAGGTCAAAAAAGAAGAGTTGCCGAAGACATGATTGATAACAATCGCGCATACTTTAACCAAATGGACCGTGATGGTGCAACAGTGGGAGAAATTGACAAAGAAATAGGAAGAATTTACGACGGAGAGGCAAAGGCAAATTTGATTGCCCTTGAACGAAACCTCAAACAAGCCAAGGATGACTATTACGAGTCGGCACGAAAGATGCTTGAAAGAAGTAATCCAGGTTTGAGTGAAGACAAAATTGAAGAAATGCTCGCTGATTTAGGTCTATCGTTAGACGATTTTGAAAAACTGTTTGCGAAGAACATGGATGCCTTTGAGATGGCCGCACTAGCAACCGACCTTGAAAATAAGCGCAGAAAAATCGTTGGCTTAGGAACAAATCCTTCCACCCCAAAGACCGGCGGCGACCGCCCAAAAGTTGACCCGCTCTCGGTTCTTGGAGGATATTCAGATGGTGATGTCTTTGGACTGACCCCTCGTGGATTTTCTTCAAGAGGAGAGAGCGGTGTAAAGAGAAAGACCAAGGAAGAAGTTTTTGCAGAAATGCAAAAACAACTCATTGCTGCACTAGAAGATTCTGAAAACCTTGGTAAGTGGAAACTTCCATGGAGAAGAACGGGAATGCCAGAAAACGGCACGACTGGAAGAAAGTATTCAGGTTCAAACTGGTTCTTCCTATCCGTAATTGCTGATGCTCGTGGGTTTGATTCAAACAAGTGGGCAACATACAACCAGTGGCAGGGTCTTGGCGGTCAGGTTCGCAAGGGCGAAAAGGGAACGACAATCTTTGTTCCGATGTTTATTAAAGGCAAAGAAAAAGCCGATGGTACATCCACTGACGGAAGAATCATGTTCAAGGTTGCAACGGTATTCAACCTTAAGCAAATTGATGGAATGCCTGATGATTTTGATAAGAAAGAAATTCTCCCAGAAGCAGAAAGAGTTGCCGACTTGGAGAAAACTATTTCCGAGATTCCTGCTGTTATTAAAAATGGTGGAGATAAGGCATTCTTCCAACCAAGTGGCGACTTTATTCAAGTTCCAGACTTTGAGAACTTTAATGATGCGAGAAGCTACTACTCAACAGTTGCACATGAATTGATGCACTGGACTGGTGGAAATGGTCGTCTCGGAAGAGAACAAATGGGCACCTTCGGAACACCTGAATATGCATACGAAGAACTCGTAGCGGAAATTGCATCTGCAATGTTCATGGCTTCGCACAACATCGAACCAAACATTCAAGAGAATCATGGACCGTACCTCGCATCTTGGTTGAAGAAGTTGAAGGACGACCCAGAGGCATTGGAAAAAGCAATGACCGATGCCCAAAAGGCAGTCAACTATGTCTTGGATATTTCACCTAATGCAAAGAGTAAGTTCTCTAACGGTGAAAAGGCTGAGTTTGAAACACCAGAAATCGCTGTTGTTGGAAACCCAGCAGTTTCCGTTCAAGGTCTTGCATCTCGTGGCGACTGGCCGACATCTGGTGGATATGAGCCAAGTGAATTTGATATGAGAACAGCACTCTCCCAAATCGGTCGTGGAAATCTCATGGCAATCTCTGGAACACGAGCAAAGAAGCGCAATAACGAGATGGTTCTTCCTGTAAATAGAAATCAGCAAGTGATTGTTGGTTACGACGGCGGAAGCGACACATACTTCGTAAGAGCAGAGCAAATCATCACTAGTGGCAAGGACAAGGGAAAGACAAGAGTCCTTGGTCAGTGGGACAATGTTTATGCTGACGAACTCGGCGAAACCTCATACCAAGCATCATTAAAGCCTTCAATGCTGAGTGACGACAACAAGGTTGTATGGGCTCAAGCATTTGACCACCCACAAACTGGTTCATTACTTGACGAAAACGGTCGGGTCTATGAAAACGGTCTTGCTTCTGGTGGGGACTCAATGGACCCAGACGAACTTGATGCAATGGACTGGGCTTATGATGCCGCCCAAGATTACATGATGGAACAAGAAGACATGATGCCAGAAGGACCATCTCCAGAAGATGGTTTTGCGAGCAGAATGAATCTCAGCCGAGAAGAGAAGAATGAAATTATCGCTATTGCCAGAAGAATGGGTAATAGGTTCACGACAAGTGTCGTTGGACAGTATGACAGAAATGGTGAACTGTCAGACAAGCAGTGGGATGCACTCAATAGGATGACATTGCGCAAGCAAGGTGACCAATACGTCAGAAATACGCGCGGTCTTGCCTCCCGTGGCGACAAAAAGCGTCCACGTGTGCCAAAAACCAATTGGACCCCAGAAGATAGACAGAGTTATGTTGACGGAGATAGATTGCGCTCCAAAAAGCGACCAGGCAAACGCCGTAACGGACCAGATGCATCAGAGTATGGGTTTGGTTCACGAGGCGAACCAATTGACATCCTCCCAAGCGACATCGTCGTTGGTGAAGAGAGTTCTGGTGGTCGCTCGTGGGGATTTGAGCCAATCGTCAATCGTGCTGCCAGAAGGTTTGGCGGAAAACAGAACATGACAGACGAGCAACTTGCCGCAGAACTAGGCGTGCCAGTTGATGTGGCGCGAAAGATGCGCAAGCCAGGTGCACGAACACGAGATGTCTACCTTCTTGACAGGCTTCGTATCCAAGTTGATGGTGACAGAAATCTATGGGGCGTAGGAAAAGACCCACTCTCGTATTATGACGAATCTGGCAAACCAATAGACATTGAAGCAAACATCCCAGATACTGGTGATATGGCTCCAGATGTCCCCGGTACCCGCGCCCCAAGGTCAACAGAGTCAAGAAATTACCTAGACGCTAGTGCAGTTCTTGAAGAGGTTGGAATTGACAGGGATGCTTCACGGTATTCGATTATCAAGGAAAACATTGACATATTCGGTGAAACGACTTGGAAGAGAATTCTGAGCCGTGGTATCACCGCAGGAGAGGTTGATGCCCTATTGAAGGCAAAGAAGTCCAAGAAGAAGGCTTCTGACCTATACGGCGATGCAACTGAAATTGCTACTTCTGTTAGAAGAACCGACAGCATGCCACTGGCGGATGTCTTTAGTAATCAGGCTTTTGACTCACTTAGAGGCAAAAGAGGGTTCCCACAACAAGTGGTTGAGGCAATTGCCGAAGTCACGGGTCGTCGCCCATCAATCTCTACTGCAAAGAACTTCATAAACAACCCACGGTCATCTGGCAAGGCAACTGGGAGAAACCCACTTTCCATGAGCCCAGCACAGATACAACTGCTCTTGGAGAAGCTGGGAATTAGTTCAGAAGAATTTGATAAGTTCCGTTCAGAATAGCACTTTCATTAATCCACTATAAAACAGTGAGTTATACTAGTGTGTTATAAATTAATAATTTCTAAAGGATTGGTTTCATGGACTCAAATAGCCCGAATCAAGTGACCGGTGTCAGTGTTGATGCAGAGGGCAATGTCCTTAAGTGCGCAAAAGGACTTGGCTCAGCAGAATGCGGCTTTAGTGCTGGCTCGCCAGTATGCGGTAAATGTGGTGCACTCCCAATTGAGATGAAAGTTCTTCGTGCCGAAGAGTACGACTTGCTTCAAAAAGCTCTTGACATGAAGGCTGCCGATGAGGCGATGGCTTCAATGGATGAGCCAAAGAAAAAGAAGCCTCGCCCGCGCGCGATGGAAGACGCAATGACCGAAGATGATGAGACTGCTGAAGTTCCTTATGAAGAGGAAGAAGAAGAAGAGTCAATGCCAGAGGGTGCACGTGCAGCGGAAGAAAATGCTGAAGGCGAAATGGCTGACGAAGATGAGTCCGAGGAAGAGCCAGAAGAAGAAGAAGAATTGCTTGAAGACGAAGAAGTTGGAATGATGCAAAAATTCCGTCAAGCACGTCTTTCACAGATGGGAATTAAATCCATTGATGCAGGTGCGGGCGGATACAAGTGCGCAAGTGATAGCAAGGTGTATCCTGGCGGAACACCAGCATGCGCTACGTGCCCAGGTGGTTGCATGGGGACAAAGGGTCAGATGACCCTATTACATGCAGAGGGTTATGCACAGACTCTAGTCAAGGGTGAAATAGTTGATTCTGGTTACGTCGCAAATGCAGACATGTATGTAGTCGGTGTTCAGAGAAAAGATGGAAAAACATTTGATGTATTCATCAATGGAACAACCGGACAGATTCATGGTCATCGCTTGACCGACAGTTATGGAAGTATTCAAACCAAGTCAGACCAATTACTTCTTGTAACATTTGACGAAGCCGGAGATATTGCCACAAAGTCAATTGAAGGCGAAGTTATTAGCATTGAGCCGGATTCATTTGAAGGGATTGATTCGTATGCGGTTGAAATTGAAGCTCTTGACGGTAAGTCTTATGACGTTTTCGTTTCTCTTGATGGCGAAGTTCTTGGCTACGACAAGTACGAACAAGAAGAAGCCGAAGAGATTGAGGCTGAAGCGGCTGAAATCGCACTAAAGAGAGCATTCTCCGACGAGAGTCGTGAAGAACTTGCCAATAGTGGCTTGGCTCTTCCAGATGGTTCGTACCCAATCAAGAG